CACGGGTTTACAGGCCATTGTGCTATAATGGCCCCAGTTGAACTGGAACTGTTAAAATTAAAAATTTGAATAATTGCGGGAATTAACTTATATTGATTTATGTCATCATAGTTAATAGTACCGTAAATACTTTCATCTTTAGAAACTTCAACAGCTGGATCCATAGAGAGAACATTAGTATATTCTAATCCTTTAGAATTACACATACCTTCATCAAAAGTTCGAAGAACTTTAGAAGAGGCAGCAACACTCGTAGGTCTATTAAGACCAAAGAATGAAAGGAAAGGATTAACAATGCTAATGGCTGTAGCAGCCATTCCAGCATATTCTCCAACTATGGGAAATTTAGTGAGCTTGAGAGCTATATTTTTGGTATCTTCTAAGATACCACTAATAACTCCCTTCTCAGATTTTTGAATTTGTTCAGATTGAGTTTCAGTCTCATAATATGTATTATTCTGATAATACTTAATCTGCATAAGTTGATAATCAAATCTATTGAAATCTAAATCATATAAGGCAAAAGCTTTATTAAGAACTGTTTTATGGTTCTCAAAATACTCTCTACCCCAATGAAAAGCTTCACGAAGAGAATTAGAACAATTCTCATAAGCAGCAAGAATTGGATTATCACTTTTCTTAACATAGAGTCCCATCTCTTCAATAACCCCTTTTTCAAGGGGAGCATGGAGGACGTTATTTTCATCAAAGAAAAAGGCTCTCTTAAGATAAGTAGTCTCAAGAATAGAACATGGTTTACTATCTTCAGTAATCTTATTCTTATGTTGATCTGTAACAGAAAGACCTAGTTCAGCATAACCATCATAAAGATCAGTCATGGTAAGCCATTCTATATGGGGCGGTGTAGTAGGATTAGCATCATCCCCTCCAGCAAAAAAGTTATATGAATCAAGAAGAACTTCCAAGTCGTGAAACTGGGGAGGAACTTTAATATCATAAGCTCTAAGGAGGGAGTGTTCAAAACCAAACTTTCCAGCAAAAGAATTATACTCAGTAGTAAGAAAATTTCCAGAAATATTTCTCCAACCAGCATTGAACACATCAGGTCCAAAAACATGGTCAGATTGGCACATAGCTTTCCACAAGCGAATGCGCATTTCTTGTTGTTGTTCAAAAGTAAAGGTATGACCCATAAATTCAAAC